AGCTTGATATTGTTTGCTAGTGCCATCTGGTATAACAGGAATCCATTCTCCCTCAATACCATCAGCCCCATAAAGCTTAGATCCTACGGTAGTGAACAATGCCGCAATGTTAACTGGGTCTCCTATTATTGAAGTGTAAGTTGGCTTTGATGATTTGTGTAACCTATCTTGCTTTAAGACTATATGTTGACCTTCGAATCTGTCACATACTGTACCTAATGACGCATTGATTATTATATTGCCCTGTGGGGTTGTACCAGCGATAGTATAGGTATTGTAAGTTCCATCCAGCTGTTCGATATACACCTTGCTACCGAGTTCAGTATAAGCAGAGGTACTTACATTGAACTGTAGTCCTGTAGTACTTGAGTCAGTAGCGGGAGCTAATGTTGTTGTTCCCGTTAATGACGCGAGTACAACATTAGTGAACGGCACACCCTCAGCGCCACGTTGCAAACCTGCTTTAGCTTTAGCCATATAAAACGCTTCAAGCTCTGCAATAGGTTCTTCTCTGGCGCTCATACGATAATCTTTGATAACGTCACTGGCGTAAATTGCATCGAAACACTTTAAATCTGATCGACTTGATGAATTGGCAGATATAGAGCCAGATGCAGATACACCACCCTTAGATGTATTATCAGTAGCCCCATTAACTATATTGAAACAGCCCGAAGTGCTATCTAAACCAAGACTATTTGCGTGATTCCAACCTACACCGTTAGTATCACCAGTTGAACGGTTAGACTGTCTTGTTCCAGCACTATTAAGAGCAGGATGATATGCCCCGCTATTTCGTCTTTGCACCAAGCAAACAGGAATAGCAAAACATAAGCCGTTGTGGGCAATAGAAACATCAATATTAGTCTCAAGTTGTCCGATATGTCGATTAACAATGCCTGAGTTATCACTCTGATAAAATAGCGGATTAGTGCCTGTTTTAAAGTCTGTACTTGTCGTTAAAACACCTCTAGGCTTAATGAAATGAGTGTTGTCATAATTTATCGCGCTAGTACCGAATGTATCGAGGTTACCCCAATTATCACCTAAACCTTTTATAACACGTACTCTAAAGCCGACCTCTATCAGCTCGCCATTGTCATAATAATGTTTGTAGTTAGTGTCTTGTAAAATTTTGGTTAAATCAGCGTCGCTTAATGTTGACGCCCGAACACCATAGCCTTTCGTTACTGTGTCCCATTCGCCGTGCGCGTGAAAACCTTGCGGCACTAAATTTAAACTAAGCGCGATACCGTGCCAAGTAGAAGCACCGTATTGATAATTTCCCTCTGGAAATATAACGTCTAAATCACTTACTTTACGGTGTACAATTTCGACAATACAAGGGTCTTGCCTTGATAATATTGACGCTGAAAGTGACGTACCTCCGGCCACAATTGCCGCCGCTAAATCAGGAAAACGGCCAGTACCGTCGGCCTTGTCTAAACCGTCTGGAACAGGCGGAAATGTAATTTTATTATTAAATTGCCCGCCTTTTACTGTTCTTACTGACTGAGCCACTAGGCTTATTTTAAGGTGCACACCGTTAGCATTAATCACCGGATCTGTATTGTGCGTATCAGCATTGCCTGTGTACCCTAATGAAATAGCGTTTGCCCATGCTGTCGATACAGTATCAGCACAAGTCATACCACGATTTACATCAACGCGACCGCTAGAAAAACCGCTAGAATCTTGCCCATAGTGCAAAAAGCCACTAAAAGGCGCAGGACCATTTTTATTCGCTTCTGCCAGTGCGAAAAACTCAGCTTTCGAGCGACCTTGTACACTGCCAACTAAAGAATCAACTTGAGCGATCCTATTAGCATGCTCTGCTTCCATTTTTTTCGGGGTAGTAACAGAATGACTGTTGCCATGGCTATCAGTTACATTTTCAGTAGCATTAGAAGAGTTTAACCAAGTGCGCATTTCATCTAATAACAATTGCTTTTGATTGAATTGAACCGCTATTTGCCCTGCAATGCGTGTTAAAACGGTGCCAGAAGTATTGCGAACGATAGCGTATTTAACACCGTCAGCCGTTCCACCTTCAAAATTTCTATCTAAAACGATCCCCGTATCAGTGTCGACACTAACGACTTCATACCAAGTTTTCATATCTAAGGTGAACAAGTCACCCGTAGCAATCGCAATTAATGCCGATAACCAACTGCTACCAACACCGACGATATTTTTATTGCCATTTGTAACGTTAACGCTACCTACTCGATATAATGCTCCTGAACTTGCGCCCATGGTTTACTCCTTAATCTCTTGGCCAGCCATTGCACTATCAGCTTGTGACTTTTCGCCAAGCTGTGTTTTAAATGAATTCAAATGCAACAAGGCTTTATTAGGGTTAGAAGCATATTCAGCATCTTTTGAATAACATCGATACATAATGAACTCGCTAATCGCATTTTCATAAATATCATCAAGCGCGATAACTTCATCAGTATCGTTTTTTGCTAAAGTCATCACACGTGGAGCCGTTGAGATAACGAACGTCAATCTGACTTTAACCACTACACCAGGATAAAGATAAAATGTTTTAGGGTTACGCTCGTCGTAAATAAACAACTGAGCACTAGCCGCTGAATTACCACCAAACCAATCAGGATAATTATTATCGAGTGTCGACCTGTCATATGGTCCTCGAATAGCGATACCTGAAGCAAAATTTCGCGTTATATCAATCAAGCGTAAAGCATCACTTGGTAATATTTGTTTAGTACCAGCAACACAATCAAAATCATCAATATCTACGGTATAAGCATCAGGTCTGCGTAAAACAATCGCTTTTTGCGCTGAATTAAAATAACCAAGCAATTCAGGCTTAGGCCAACGAATAAAGCCTGGGTCATTTAAAAGGCTATTTACTTGGGTGATTATTTCGTTTGAGGTAATTAATGGCATTAGTAAAAAACTCTTTTAGATTGCGGTTGAAATTGACGTTCATCATTAGCAGCAACACGAATGCGATAAGCTTCTCGATGTCCTTTGATGAAATCTTTCTGGTAAAACTGGCTTAAACTTGCATCGGTCCACGTTTGATTTGGCATAATACGCAATAGAGCCGCTGCGCCTGCAGCAATCTCGTCAGGCCATCGACGCAACAATTCATCGTTGACCTCCATACCATCATCCATGGGTAAAACTGGCACAATTGAATAAGTTACTTCGACATCATTAAAGCCTTCAATTAGGGTTATCTCATTTCGAGAGTTAACCTTATAATCAACGCCTTTAGTTAATTCCTTACCGTTTAAATCATCCACTCCATGTATTTCATGGATAAAGTGGTCGTACATAGGCGATAACTCAACGCTGCCATCAAGGGCGCGCTTTACCGCTTCAGTTTCTTGTACATAACCAGACTCAAGACAGAAATTACGATAAGCTTTTTTTAGTTGATCTATTGATTGTTGCTCAAGCATGCCGGAGCACTTTTCTCGCAACAAAGGAAGTAACTCAATTAACTGTGCCATTTAACCTACTCCTGCTCTTCTAACTCAGGAACACCATTTTTTTCACGTAAAGCATCACGAATAGCAGTGCGGTATGGTGGTACAGGCTTTTTCTTTTCAGTAATCGTTAAATCTTCAGCTTCAACTAATGTATCTAATTGCTTTGAGCTGTATTTGCCAATATCAAGCAATTCTTCATCAACGATAACCATCATGTTTTGCTCAATATCAGCAGAGGCTTGCGCTTCTTTTTGTTTTTGAAGCTCTTCAGCTTTCGCTTTTTGTATCGATTCTTGACGAGCAATCACACCTTTAAGGTTTTCTTCAGGCACCCAAACATCAGGGTAATCAAGTAACCGCTCGGCAATGTCACTTTCAACATCAATAGGCTTGTGACGAGAAAAAACAAGGCGTGAACCCGTAACGGTATCTTTCTTTTTGGCTTTTTCACCAATATAAACAATGCTAACTTTTGACATTTTATGTCTCCAATAAAAAAGGCCCGAACAATTGAACGGGCCTTAGAGCTAAATGATTTACCGATTAGTAACCTTTAAATCGATATTCAAGCTGGATAGTGACTTCACCCGTTGCAGCACTGCCACCGGTATTAGTCAACACTAAATCACTTGCACCTTCTTCACCGATATAGACTGGCTTAATTGGCTTATTACCAATATCTGCCGCAGTAGTGGCAACGGTTAGTAATTCAGTTTTCACATCAGCAGGATCAATCAACTCAACTTTAATCGCTGTTGATGCACCTAAATTGGCAGTGATATGACGAATACCAACGATCTGCGTACCAATAGGTAATTTTTCTTGTAAGACTTTTGAACCACCACCAACCAACGCAGTAAGTGAAACGGTAATGCTTAATAGCGACAAATTGCCCATTGCGCCTTTATAAAATGTTTCTTTCATGGGTTTTACTCCGAGTAAGACATAAAAAAAGACAGTCCAAAGACAGTCTTTTCTTGAATGTTTGTATTAAGTTAAGGGATTAAAGCGTTACAGCGGTATCAAGTACCATTGTGCCGTAATCGTTCATGCGACCAGACTTAGACTTAAAGCGCACTTTCTTACAACCATTCATCCAAATGATTGCTGTTTCGCGGCCATTGCCTAAATCGGTTTTCTCAGTAACCATAGAGAAATGCGCACCGGAGCTTGACCCCCCGTAAGCATTCGCCATTGCTTGACCACCAAGTAAAATAGCACGGTCAATATTTGTGCCAGCAGTTACTTGGGTAGTTGACGCCTGGTTATTGTTTTGCGATACCGTTACCGTATCACCGGCATAAAAGCGTACAGGCTTACGATATTGACGTACTAAGATGTTACGCCACATGATTACATCACCTTTAAATACAGGGTGATTAAAACCAGTGCCACGCTTCATGGCGCGAGATTGTAATTCTTGCAACTTCTTATCTGTTGCCGAAGCATACAAATCTTTCCATTGACGAGGCGTTACAAACAACAAGTAAAATGGTGATTCATTCGCCATCTGATCCGCTTCAAACGAGATGTGTTTGATTGGGTTCGCTTGCTCTTCTAAGATAAGCGCTAAATCATCTAGCTTATCTAACGTCATGATGTCAGCTGAATCAATTGTTTGGAAACTTGTCGCATCACCACCGAAAATATGACGGTCATACGTAGGAGCCATAACAGGGTTTACTAAAATTTCCGCGAAATCTTCATCATCTTCCAATGGAACGATAATGTCATCACCAGTAAGTGAGCCACGCGCACCAGCTAAGTGATACATAGCTAATTCATCAGCTAAATCATTGTAGTAATTACCAAGCAATACTTTCGCAGTACTTAATAAATTATGCTTAGTACGTTTTTGTGACATCTTACCGCCACTGTCAACACTCTTACGGCCTTGGTCGATAGAAAGCTCAAAAGTGGTTTTAGATAAATCTTCACCTCGACCTTCAAGTTTTTTATCGCCCATTGTCGGCTTGCCGTTCAAGTTGTGGAATAAATCCATTTCAACATTGTCACCGGCAACAGATGCTAAATCGTTGATCATAACGATTGGTGCACCTTTTTCGGTTTGGTTTTTGCCTTTGTTTTTATCTTT